GGTCAATTAAGAAGATTATTGGATGAAAAATATAAAGTAAATAATTTTGGGATACCTGGGTATTCTAATTTTGAAATATACAAAGATATATTTGATAACTTAAAAGAAAAAACAATTACAAAAGGTGATTTAGTTATAGTTTGTTTTTCATCTATAATCAGAGAACCATTAAATTGTTTAACAACCGGAAATGGGGATGTATATGGATTTATAAATTATTCAAATGCGGTTCATGTGGCACCTATGCAAGAATATCCAAATTGGATAGTTCAGTTAGAAGATACTGATATAAAATCAGCAGCAATTGAGATGTATATGAATTTTTTGGTAAATAGACTTAATTATCAATCTTTGTATGAAATATCAATGAACTATATTTGTAATTTGCAAGTGTTATTTGAATCATTGGGTATAACTTATTTATTTGTAAATGCGTTTGAAAATGTAGTATCTGATAAAGTATCATTTTATAATGAAATAAAAAAAGAAAATTGGATATTGCCAAATTACACATTATCGGAATATTTACTAGATAGGAAAGGTGAATTGGATGATTCATTACCATATTCATTATGGGAAGATGATTATAAAGATGTAGAAAGATGTTCAGATGGACCACACCCAAATAGAATTGGATATGGTTTTATTGCGGAATTAATACATTCGGAAATAGTAAAAAGAAAAATATTAAAAAATGCGAGCGTTATATAGTCATGGTGATTCTGTAGTATGGGGAGCTGAATTGGAAAATAAAAAATCAGAAAGGTTCTCATATCATATTGCTAATAAATTAGAATTGGTTGATTGTAATAATGCATCCGCTGGAGTATCTAATGATTATATTTATAGACAAACAATACGAGATGTTTCGCATTGGTTAAAAAATGGAGTTGTGTGGAGTGAAGATATGGGATGGATATCCGCATCTAACCTCATAGTAGTAATAGGATGGACCGCTCCTACTCGATTTGAATGGTGGGATGGCAATAAATACCAACAGGAAAGATTGTGGGTAGGATATGATAAGTGGGGTGAGAATGATAGAGATAGAACAACCGAAGATCAATTTGTTTTAAATCAAACTTCGGATATACCATCTTATATTAGAACATTTAATCACGTTATCTCTCTATCTGCATTTTTAGAAAAGAATAATATACCATACTATTTCTTTAATAGTTTTTATGAATATAAACTTCCAAAAGAACCAACTAATTTAATAGATAATTATGGTAAACCGCATTTTCAACTAGATTTAAATTCATTATGGTCACAATTGCCAGATGAATTTACATTTGGAACTATGTATGAACATATAAAATTTATGGGTGAGGGGTTTTTACCACGCAATCATCCAACAAAAGAAGCTCATAGAGATTGGGCAGAATTTTTAATAAAAGAAATAAATGAATAAAGATAAATATATAATAGGTATATCGGCATTTTACCACGATTCATCAGCATGTCTATTTAAAAACGGAAAATTGATGTTTGCTTGTGAAGAAGAACGATTTAGTGGAATAAAGCATGATAGTTCATTTCCAAAGCACACTATAGAGTATATTTTAAACAAATATAAACTTAGTAAAGAAGATATACATGCGGTTTGTTACTATGAACAACCTAAATTAAAATTTAAAAGAGTTTGGGATAATTTTAAAACAAACTTTTTTAAAGCACCAATCCATGTAACTAAATCTTTGGTGGAAATTACTTCAAATAGGATAAAAATACATAAGTTACTAAAATCAATATCCGATACCATATTTTATTCAGAACACCATAAATCGCATCTTTATTATTCAGCATTTACTTCAGATTTTTTGGAATCCGATGTGGTATCTGTAGATGGGGTTGGTGAAATTGATACAATATCATATGGTTCTCATAAAGAAAAATCAATAAAGTATAAAAGTATAGCTCAATACCCACATTCATTGGGATTGTTTTATTCAGCTATGACATCTTACTTAGGATTTAAACCAAATGAAGGAGAATATAAAGTTATGGGGTTAGCATCGTATGGTTCTAAGAGTAAATACATTAAATTAATTGGACAACTTATAAAATTTGGTGCTGGCAGATTAAATTGTGATATGGAGAAGTTTTGTTGGGATAGGGATGATAAATTAATGTTTAATCACAAATTAATTGAATATTTAGGAATTTTACCGAGAGATTCAAAAGACCCAATTACAGCGGAACATGAAGATTTGGCATTTGCGATTCAACAGGTATATGAGGATGTCCTATTTACAATTTTAAATAGTATAAATACGAATGGTAATACTAATTTATGCTTGAGTGGTGGGTGTGCATATAATGGAACGGCTAATGGTAAGATATTTCGTAATACAAAATATAAAAAATTATGGATTCCATCTGCACCATCCGATGCAGGCTCTGCTATTGGTGCTTGTGTTCATTATAGTGTATTAACTGATAAGGAATTTAAGGGAAAAATTACAAGAAATCCATTTTTAGGACCGGAATACGGATATGGTAGGGTTGTTGAAACAATAAATCCATCTAAAGTTGTAAAATATAACAACGATGAGGAGTTATTAACTAAAGTTGCTGAAGAATTACATAATGAAAAGGTAATTGGCTGGTTTTATGGGAGTATTGAATTTGGAGCTAGGGCTTTAGGTAATCGTTCAATCCTTGCATCACCTTTAAAGGCTGAAATGAAAGATAAGATTAATAAAGTAATTAAAAAGAGAGAAGGATTTAGACCATTTGCACCTATGGTATTGCAAGATGTGCAAGATAAGTATTTTGAAACCGAAGGAGACGTTCCATATATGAATCAGGTGGTTAAAGTTAGAACAGAATATCAGGAAAAATTGGGAGCAGTAACTCATGTGGATGGAACTGCAAGAATCCAAACCATATTTACCACCTCAAATAACCGAATATACAGGTTATTAAGGAAATATGAGAAATTAAGTGGATACCCAATTTTATTGAATACTTCATTCAATATAAAGGATAAAACTATGGTTTTGACGCCGGAAGATGCCTTAAAAACCTTTTATGATACGGAAATGGATGTGTTAGTATTGGGTAATTATATTGTTTACAAATAATTTAATATTTATATATACAAATAAGATATTATGGCTCAAATAGATTGGACAATCAGACAATTAGAAAGACACATTGTAAATGGTATCGTTACAAAAGTGTATTGGAAATGTGAGGTTGTGGATGGTATGTTCACTGCCGCAGCACAAGATGTTGTTACAATATGTAATGATTTAAATAGTGTTGATACAAACGCAGCTGAATTTGTTCAATTTCAAAACCTAACTGCACCTCAATTGGTTGAGTGGGTTAAGAATAAATTAGGAACTGAAGAGGTATCTAGTATAGTAAGTGGATTAACTTATAACATAGATATTCAAAAGGATTACGCTACTAATTTTGTATATGGATTACCTTGGGAAGTAGCCCCAACTGAAGAAGAAACAACCGAATAAGAAGAATATAATACATTCGATAATAGTAATAGATTCCTAATACGATATTTTAAAAAAAAATTGTGTTTTGGGGATTTCCCTTATATTTATATGTGTATTTTGTTTGGAAGTACACGGAATTAAAATATAATAACAAATATATAAATAACAATGGCAGAAAGAATCGTATCACCTGGTGTTTTTACAAGAGAAAATGACCTATCCTTCTTAGCGCAAGGAGTTGGTGAAATTGGAGCAGCATTTATTGGACCTTTTAAGCAAGGACCGGCATTTATTCCAACAATCGTAAGAACCCAATCAGAATTCGAAGATATCTTCGGAACACCCGATGGAACATATTACACAGAATATGCAGTTCAAAACTATTTAAGAGAAGCGGGAACGGCTACCATCGTAAGAGTTGGTGGAATTGGTGGTTATACACAACCACAACCATTTGCTTTAAGAATTACAGGTTCTGCTGATGGTGATAATTCGGATGGTAGAATATTTGCAGTATTATTCGCTACGGGTTCTAACAATCAACCTACAGGATTTACAGGTTCCATTTCAGCAAGTCAACTATCTGATAGTTCATCTTTTCAAATAAACAATGCGGGTATAATGGGAAGCTCTTATACATTAAATTTACTACCTTCATCAACTAATGATGTTAGTGATGTATTTGGTGAATCTCCATTTGGAACTAAAGCACCATATACTTATGTATATTTTGAAAATTATGCAGCAACATTAAGTGGTGCTGATTATGGTATCCAAAGAGTTACCATCCCAACACAAGATTTCAGACAAGATATTACATACGCTTCAACTCCTTGGGTTCAATCTCAAACGGGAAGCGCACAAGACCCATCAAGCGATTTATTCCGTTTCCACACAATTGGTGATGGAACAATCTATAACACAAAATACAAAATTGGTATTTCTGGTGTTAAAGCAGCTGGTGAAGATGGTTCAACTGATTATTCTGTATTCACTGTAACTGTAAGAGCATTTAGTGATAGTGATAGAAGAAAGGTGGTTTTAGAAACATTTAATAATGTAAACTTAGACCCTGCTTCTCCAAACTTTATAGCTAGAGTAATTGGTGATAGAAATGTAACTATTGATTCTGATGGTAAAATTACTGAAAATGGTGATTACTCAAACAAATCAAAATATATTAGAGTTGAAGTAAAAGAGCAAGGCACATATCCAATATCAGCAATGCCATTTGGACACTCAGCATACTATTCACCAATTGATGATGGACAAAATGGTAACTTATTACCAGGTGTTCAATATTCAACTGGTTCTAAAGATAACACAACTTCATCTACTATTAGATTTAGTGGTTTGGATATTGAATCTACTTCATACAAATTGGACATGGTTCAATTTTTAAAACCAATACCTACTGGAGTAACGGGTAGAACTTCAAATAACTTCACATTCCACAATTCTCCATTTAACTATGTTCCAACAGGTTCAGCAGCGTTGGATATGGCTAAGAGACAAATGATATTATGTTTCCAAGAAGGTTTTGATGGATTAAATCCAATTATTAAGCCAGCATTAGGAACATCTATTTCAACAGCAAACGTGCAAGGACTTGATTGTTCAACTTCAATAGCAAGTGGTTCGGTGGCATACGCTAAAGCAATCGCAGCAGTATCTAACCCTGATGAATATGATATTAATATGGTGGTAACTCCAGGTATCATTAGAAGATTACACTCTAATGTAACTGATAGAGTAATCGATATGGTAGAAAATAGACAAGATGCATTCTACATCGCTGATTTCAACGGAGCAGGTGATACAATCACACAAGCAACTGATGAAGCATCTTTAGTAGATTCAAACTATGTTGGAACTTACTATCCTTGGGTTAAAACTATCGATGGTAACACAAACAAATTAACTTCAGTTCCTCCATCAACTTTATTACCAGCAGTATTTGCAGCTAACGATAGATTGGCAGCAGAGTGGTTCGCACCAGCAGGTTTAAATAGAGGTGGTATTACGGGAGCAGTTTCAGTATTGAATAGATTAACACACTCTGAAAGAGATACTTTATACGAAGCAAAAGTAAACCCAATCGCTGTATTCCCTGGACAAGGTATTGTAGCATACGGACAAAAAACATTGCAAGATAGAGCATCGGCATTGGATAGAATCAACGTAAGAAGATTACTTATCACTGTTAAGAAGTTCGTAGCATCTACATCTCGTTTCTTAGTATTTGAACAAAATACTTCAGAGACTAGAACTAGATTCTTAAACACTGTTAACCCTTACTTTGAAGCAATTCAACAAAGACAAGGACTTTACGCATTCAATGTGGTAATGGATGAATCTAACAACACACCTGATGTTATCGATAGAAACATTATGGCTGGACAGATTTTCTTACAACCAACAAAGACAGCTGAATTTATAGTTATTGATTTCAACATCTTACCAACTGGAGCAACATTCAGCGCATAAGATAACGAAAAAATAATTAGTGTATATTTATTATTAATAAAACAGATAAAGAAATAAAATGGCAGAAGTATTAGAGTTTGATAAGATGTTCTATACGAACTTCGAACCGAAGATGAAGAATAGATACGTTATGGAAATTGACGGTATCCCTTCTTACTTAGTAAAATCAGCAGCTAGACCTTCAATAACTTTTGAAACGATTGTGTTAGACCACATCAACATCAAAAGAAAATTACAAGGTAAGGGTGATTGGCAAGATATAACAATTACATTGTATGACCCAATTGTTCCATCAGGAGCACAATCAGTAATGGAGTGGGTTCGTTTAGGACACGAATCTATTACTGGTAGAAGAGGATACGCTGACTTCTATAAGAAAGATATTACTTTCTATATGTTAGGACCTGTTGGAGATAAAATCGAACAATGGACAATAAAAGGAGCATTTATTAACTCTGCTAACTTTGGTGACCTTTCATTTGATTCTAACGAACCTGCAACTGTTGAATTAACTTTATCTTACGATTACGCAATCTTAGAATTCTAAAAATATTCCTTACGGAAGCTACCGAAGGACAACCCTCATCAGAAATGGTGGGGGTTTTTTTATTTCCAATTTTTTTAAAAACATATATTTATATATAAACAAACACATACAAGTTATGACAGAACAAAAATACGATTTTCCAACCGAAGTGTTGGATTTACCATCAAAGGGGTTGATTTATCCAAAAGAAAACCCATTATCATCGGGTAGAATTACTATAAAATATATGACGGCAAAGGAGGAAGATATTCTTTCTAATCAAAACCTTATTAAAAAAGGTGTTGTATTGGATAAGTTATTTGAATCTATTATTGTGGACAAGGTTGACCCTAAAGATATTGTAATTGGTGATAAAAACGCTA